ATGATTATTTGAAATCTTGGCCTAATGAACAAAGAATGTCAATGATTAACACAATTGAGTATGAAGATGAAAAAACAAAGGTTTGATAATGCGTGTCTATATTAATAACTATCGTAATCATTGGATTTCTCCATACACAATCTTAGAAAAAGTTTGCTTTTGGGAAAAAGATGATGATGTGTTCTACAATCGTGAGGACAAACCAAATGCGCCATATCAGAAGTGGATTAATTTCCTAACTCCAATTTGTGGTGCCATTAGAAAGTTCCTTGACTTTGTACATCCTAAAATTGATTATGTAAAAATTGACAAATGGGATACATGGTCAATGGACGCCACACTAGGTATGATTGTTTTGCCTATGTTGAAACAATTAAGAGTAACCACACACGGTGCCGGCTTTGTTGATGATGAAGATGTACCAGATGAATTGAAATCAACCAATGCACCACCAAAAGAAAATGAATGGGATACCGATGACAACCATTTCAAGCGTTGGGATTGGGTGATGGGTGAAATAATTTTTGCATTTGAATCTAAACAAGACGATTCATGGATGGATGCATATCGTTCTGGTGAACATGATATGAAAACTGTTGCTGTTGAATGGGATGACAATGGCAAAGCCACAATGTATCAATGGGTCGAAGGACCGAATAATACATACAAGTGTGACTATGAAGGAATAAAAGTTGTTGAAGCAAGAATTCAAAATGGTTTCCGTCTTTTTGGAAAATATTATCAAAACTTATGGGATTAATTATGAAAACAGAAGATATATTGAGAATTATTACAAATTTGGAAGAAGAAATGCGGGTTCTCAGAGATAGAGTTAATTCAATGAGTGAGATGCAAGAACAACTGAATGAAGTTGATGAACGTACACGACAATTCAAAAAATTTACACAAACTGGCCACCCAGATTTTGATTTGGATCAATAATGTATATGCCAGAAAATCAAAGAATAGATACAACATACTGGGACTTAGATGAAACAGTGCAATGGGATCCTGATAATTCTTCCGTTGAATTTTTAGATACGGAAGAAGAATGATATCTATATTGCACTATATAAGTGCTGTACGCAGATTAAAAGAGTCTGAAAAGACTGTTTATATGTTAGGCGGCGAAAGTGAATGTCAAGAAATGATATTGGCTCAGCGTGATATGATTAAACTTGAAGTTGATTATTATCGTGATGAATCTTTTAAATTTATTAAATATTTCATTTTTTTCGTTATCATATTAATTATTTTTTACATTTATAAAGGAAATTAAAATGTCAATGTTTATTGAAGTTAATTCGGTTGAAAAAAAGTGTCCAGTTATTATCAATTTGGATCATATTGTTGAAATTGCTCCTCTTGCCGCTGGTGGATGTGAATTATCAATGCTCGATGGTGCAGGAATGAATTCTAGAATTGCAATTCGTGTTTCTGATGAGTATACTCTATTTCAGCAATTTGTAATGCACACAGTATCCGCTGATGACATAGCAAAACGTTTTCCAAAACCTGAACCAGTAGTTACACCTAAGAAAAAAACAGGTGCACTAGAAATTCCAAAGTTTGGAGAATAACATAGAATAAATAATAAGGTAATCTACTTACTTTAGGATTTTCTCATGTTCATACTATCAATAGATCCCAGTGGTCTAAATCTAGACTGGTGCCTACGTTGTGTAGCAGCAGGCCACACTGTCAAAATGTACACCAAAGGTTCCAGAGCTAGTCATATAGGTCAAGGCCTTATTGATAAAGTTGATAATTGGAAAAAATACATGGATGTTGCTGATATTATATTTTCAGCAGACAACCTTGAATTTATGCAAGAACTTGATGTTTACCGAAAAAAAGGTTATCCAATATTTGGTCCAGGAAAAGCAGCAGCTAAACTTGAATTAGATAGAATGTATGGCCAAAATGTCATTAAGAAATTCGGTGGTGCAATTATTCCTTCAACCGAATTCTCTAACTATGATGCAGCAATTAAATTCATACGTGATAATCCAAACCGATATGTGTGTAAACCGTGTGGTGAAGAAGAAGATAAAACACTTTCATATGTTTCAAAAGATGAAGCAGATTTAATTGGATTCTTGACTAAACGAAAAGAAAAAGGCAAACCAGCAACAAAATTTATTCTACAAGAATTCAAGCCTGGTGTTGAAATTGCTGTCACAGGCATTTTTGGTCCTGCTGGTTGGCATGATTTTTGGGCAGAAGGTTTTGAATTCAAAAAACAAATGAACAAAGACCTTGGTGTTAACACAGGTGAGATGGGAACAGTTATTCGTTATACTAGAGAATCTTTGTTGGCAGATATGTTAATGAAGCCAATGGAGAAAGAACTAATGGCTATTGGTTACACTGGTATGTTGGACATGAATTGTATTGTTGATGAAAAAGATGGTACACCATGGCCAATGGAATGGACTGCTAGACCTGGTTATCCAATGTGGAACATCATGCAACCTTTGCATAAAGGTGATCCAGCCGAATGGATTTACGATTGTCTCAATGGTAAAAATTCACTAGAGGTTGAAGAAAAAACTTGTGTTGGTGTCGTAATGGCTAACTCAGATTTTCCATTCAACAAAAAAGATGAAGAAGAATATTTGGATTTTCCAGTAATCACTGATGATGCCGATGTTGATCATATACATCCATGTGAAGTAAAACTAACCAAAGCAATTCGTAAAATGGGTGATGAACTAGTTGAAGATGTGCCTGAATGGGGTACCGCAGGTTCTTATATTGTTGTATGTACAGGTGTTGGTGATACAATATCAGAAGCAAAAGATAAAGCATACAAACAAGTAGATAAAGTTAAACTTGGTAATGATCCACAATACCGTACAGATATTGGTGAAAAATGTGAAAAAGCTCTTGTCAAATTAAGAAGATTTGGTTTCTGTGAAGGATGGAAATATTAATCTTGCCAAACCTTTTTTTTTATGTTATAATTGTGTATAATTTTTGGAGTATATCATGAAGTTTGAATTGACAGGTCAACACTACAATTATTTGTCGTTGACCGACAGACGACCAGGAACAAAAATTAATATGGAATTTGAATCAGAATATATTGATGATGTTCTAGAAGAATTTGCCATGTTCCTGCGTGGTTGTGGTTATGTTATTGATGGCAGATTGGATGTGGTGCCACATGATGAATGATATTGTTTATGGTATTTTTGATTGGATAAAAAATGACTGGAAGAGTAACAAGATTCGTTTTGTCTTGGAAGTTTTTACTTGGGCTGCTTCTATTTTTTGTGCTGTTGTTTTTGCCATCTCTGTACCAAATGTTCCTTTTCACATTCTCTATCCCGTATGGATCAGCGGTTGCATTATATACTGCTGGGCTGCTTATACTCGGAGAAGTTTTGGTATGGTCGCTAATTATTTGTTGCTTACCTGCATTGACACTGTGGGTTTTATTCGGTATTTGAACACATGAACATTTTTTACCTTGATAATGATCCAAAAGTCTGTGCAAAAATGCACAATGATAAACATTGCATTAAGATGATCCTTGAATATGCTCAACTTCTTTCTACTGCTCATCGGGTGCTTGATGGCACTCTGTCTGTTGGCCTCAGTGAAACTGGTCGTAAACAAAAAAGATATGTTCTTCCTGACGGCCGTGAGTCTAAGCTCTATGTTGCTACTCATATCAACCATCCTTCAGCTATTTGGGTAAGAAAATCATATGAGAATTATGAATGGCTGTACAAAATGTTCATTGCATTGATGAACGAATACACCTATCGTTATGGTAAAAATCATGCGTGTGAAAAATTGATTGATGCTCTGTATACACCACCAACACATATTCCAAAAAGCGTTGGCTTCACAGAACCTACACCTGCCATGCCTGATGAAGTAAAAGTGGCAGGCAATTCTATGGCATCATATCATAATTACTATATAAATAATAAACAGCACCTTGCTTCTTGGCAAGGAAAGATTAACTCACGACCAGTTCCAAACTGGTTTCAAACCGCATGATTTATACATTTTTGAACAAAAATACAAATGAAATTGAAGAACATACAATGCGTCTTGCAGAATATGATGAGTTCAAAGAAAACAATCCCCACCTACAAAGATATTTTGGTCCAGAAAGCATACCTGGACTAGGCGATGGTATGCGCATGGATACACCAGGAACTGGTAAGGCCGACTCAACATTTGAAAAGTATGTCATCAATCGAATGAAGGAAACAATTCCAGGAAACAATATTGCATCTCGTCATAAGACTAAAATGCCAAGAGAGTGGTAATGAAAATTCGTCCTATCTCGGCATTAATGCGTCCATCTTTGAATAAAAACACGCAAAAGAATACACAACAAAGAAAGGGTGGAGACAATGGCATCAAGACAGAAAAAATCGCCAGCGGAAGAAGCAAACAAACAGCATTTCTCCTTAAAAACAATAAAGCCATTAACGGAGAATCAACAAAAAACATTTGATGAGTTTTTTGACGGACAAAATTTAGTTCTATCTGGATCAGCAGGTTCAGGTAAATCTTTTCTAGCCTTGTATCTCTCCCTCAAAGAAATATTAGAATCTGGATCATATTATAAAAAAATCATAATTATTCGATCAGCGGTACCATCAAGAGAAATTGGTTTTGTTCCAGGCACTTTGGAAGAAAAATCAAAAATATATCAAGAACCTTATATGAATATTGTCAATGAATTGGTACAACGTGGTGATGCTTGGCACTTTTTAATAAATAAACAGATTATTGAATTTCAGACCACATCTTTTTTACGTGGACTTACATTTAGAGATTGTATTATAGTTTTTGATGAATTTCAGTCTGCAACATTCCACGAAATCGATTCGGTACTAACACGTATAGGTGAAAATTGTAGGTTTATTCTGTGTGGAGACTTTGCGCAAAACGACCTAAATAACAAAAAAGAGAAATCTGGTTTTCAAGATGCGGTAAAAATACTATCCAACATTCAAGATGTTAAACAAATTAGGTTTACGATTGATGATGTTGTTCGATCTGGTTTTGTCCGCTCGTATCTAATAGAAAAAGAAAAGCAAGGACTATAATTAAATGACGTTACAGACTTCAGGACCAATCTCAGTTGATAATATTGAAACTGAATTAAAAGTTACTGCGAAAAGTACGTTAACTCTCAACGATACCAATGTACGATCACTTTTTAAATTGCCTACAGATAAATCTACAATTAGATTTTCAGATGGTTATGGTAAATCTAGCCGTATTAATCTTGTAAGTTATATTTCTTCTGGAACGTATTATGGTTATACTATTAATGTAGCAACATTATCAGGATATAGTGCTACAAATGCTGGGACTTATGATGTTACAATACAAGCCAATACTGGCGCTATAATTATGCCACCATCTGGAGATTTAGGTAAGCTTGCAGCTAACACAAGTGCAGCAACTGGATCATCTTTGAATATATTAGGTTTATCTTCCAACGACACTATAACTATTGTTATGAATGGTTGTGTTATGGGCAGGGGTGGTGATGGCGGCACTTACGAGCTCATGTCTGCTGCAGATTCAGCTAGAATGTGGGGTAGACCAGCTGTTCGGATAAAAGGAACACCTTCATCGCTTACACTCAAAGGTCCAAGTTCAATTGGTCTATCAGATAAGGTTGGATTTTATGGCGGCGGCGGCGGTGGATCAACATATCAAAACATTTATTTACTATCTGGCCAAAACGGAGTTGCAGGTATATACTTTAGTTGTGGTGGTGGTGGAGCTGGCGGCGGTATGGGCGGCTTGTACGGTACTAGTTATGCGCCTAGTGGAGCTGGCAAAGGAGCTACCACATTTGGTTCATTAGGTACTGATGCAAGTACCAGTACTTATTTCAATTCAAGTGATGGAGGTTCTAGTTGGCCAACTAAATACGACCGCTATATATCCGGCGGCAGTGGAGGAGGGTTTATATTGCCAACTCGATCAGGTGAATGCGCTAATTCAAGTACCGGTAGCGCTACTTATAGCCTTGGTGGTGGTGGAGGTGGTAGCGCAGGTATAACCACAATTAGCGCATTCAAAACAAACACAAACTGGGGTGGAGGTGCAAAAATTCTGACTCAAAATCCTCAAGGCGCCGGAGGTTATGCTGCAGCACCCAATTACGCAGTAAGAGATGGTAAAGGAAGTCGTCAAAAAACAAATGGAGACTGGCCAACGGTTGGTGGCTACACTCAAACCACCGGAGGTCTGGTAGTTTACTATGGTGACGGCACATACGGCGTAACCGGTGGCGGTGGCGGCGGCGGTTGGGGCGGCTCAGGAGGATCAACAGCATCAGATTATGCCGCCGGAGAGTCACTTGGTGGTGGAGCTGGATTTGCAGTATATCTTGAAGATTTTGAGTATCTTGTCGGTATAAATATAACTATTGAAAATACTGCAGTAGTATTTGGTGAAGTTACTTCCAAAAGGCTTGGCGCTGGTGCTTATTCGTATTTTAGAACCCGTAGTTATTATGGTTCTTCTGTACCTGCAGGAATTTATAGCAACTTCGGATCAAAATACTATTAATTATGAAGTTATTTTATTGTATTTTCAACATAATTTCTGGACAATATGAAAAATTTTATTCAGCAAAAGAAGCTGAAGATTTTGTCAACAAAAATAATAACAAATATTTAAAACATCAAATTATGTTGGGTTTAGATAGAGGTGATTCTTTTTCAATCGCTCACTTACCAGATGAATATATTAGTTATAAAAATGATAAAATTGTATTGGCTGAAATAGAAAATTAAAAAAGAAAGTATATTATGTTCACATATTGTCCACCTAAAGTATTACCAGACCTAACTTCACAAACATTTCCTGATGGCAAACGATACTACGTTACACCAGCAGGAAACAAACTTCCATCTGTAACCACAGTCATCGGTGCTCAAAAGAAAGCATCTATTATGGCATGGCGTAAGCGTGTTGGTGAAGAAGCTGCTAATAAGATATCAAGACAGGCCAGTTCACGTGGTACTAATGTACATACATTATGTGAACGATATCTAAACAATGATAAACTTGGCGATATCATGCCGGATGCTAAAGAGATGTTTATTGCTTTGGTTCCATTGTTGGACAGAATTGACAATATACATTACCAAGAACAGGCACTATGGTCTGAACAATTAGGACTTGCTGGTCGTGTTGACTGCATTGGTGAGTTTGATGGTGTGCTTTCAGTCATTGACTTTAAGACTTCTAAGCGAATCAAACAACGTGATGATATTCTAGATTATTTTTGGCAAGAAACAGCATATTCGTTGATGTATGAAGAATTGGTTGGTGAACCTATCAATCAGCTGGTGACTATTATGGCGATTGATAATGAACCACCTGCTTTGTTTATTGAGAAAACGGAAGACCATATTGAGGGTTTGGTAAAAGCCATTGAATTCTACAAAAAGAATACTTGACAGACTAAATAATTTAATGTATAATGTGAAGTTATGGTTGTATGAAGCAACTTGAAATGTGTTCTGGACGGGGGTGCAAATCCCCCCACCTCCACCAAAAGAATTCTTCATTCTGTATAGAGACAGGCGAGTGCTATAGACTATACTAAAGAGTTCTTTTGATGGGGGTGCATAGTTTCGACAGGGCAAATAGTACAGAAGTGGACAACCCATCAGAGAAGATGTTAAAACTAAATCAAAATAAATGCAAATGACGAAAGTTACCGCATTGCTGCCTAATTAAAGGTTGCTAGGGTTTTTGGTAGTTTGTCCTCGTAACAGAATCAAATTACCATTTCATTAATTATAAGGAGTT